CCCGCCGTATTGTCTAGATAATCCTGCGGAAAGTGCCAACTCCTGCCATGTTGTCCAACCAAAAGTCATGGTAGTATTAGGGACTACCATAGGTTGCACCTCACTATCTCCTGACATAATGGTAAAATGTCCAAAGGGATTGGATTGAGGGGAATGAAACATAGGAGACAAGAGGGAAAGATCACTCATATAAATGGGACTTGTTGCGGGAATGGATGCACCGAACCAAGCAGTCATCACATTGGCAAATGATTGACTAAAGCCGCTGTGACCAGAACTAAAATCCGAAAAGGGAGGGGTGACAAAACTTGGCACTTGGTACGGCATCCAACTTTCTCCTGCAATCGGGTTTCCGTCATAGCCAATCAGGGTTTGACCATAATACAAGCGTCGAATCTCTTGAATCGGTCTGGCTTCCATATAGGTCTGTTTTAGTTTCCAAATGACGCGTCCCGTTTCAAACAAATGAATCGCAAGATCTAATCCAGAAAAGAAGAGTACCTCCAGGGTTGGCGGTTGCGCTGCTACCAAGGTTTTCCACATCCAAACAAACATACCAGGAGGGGACACGGTATAGGGACCACCTGCCCAAAACTCAGCATTTATTTTTTGCTCATCCGTTAATGTTGCTGTATATCCTACAATGGTAGAAATCTCTGCTTGACGTGCAGAGGTATTGCTACCAGCAAAAAAGGGGGTTGCTGCACCTTGAATCGTACTCATATCAGCAGGAGTTAATGCAGTCGAGTTCACATTTGCCCAAGTATAGGTTGCATATCGTTGAATCGCAGTTCCAATTTTCAAGGGAGTCCATTGATAGGGAGCAGGAAAGGTAGCAGGATTCACAGTGCCTGCTACATCCAAGGGAGTGGCAATGTTGGGAGCTTGTATAACCGTTGGTTGCAAGGTAGCAGCGGTTGTGGATCCATCGGCAGCACGACCATTCCACCAAGTGTTCCATGCAGCAAACCAAGCAGGTTGATTTGCATTAGAATACACTATTGTTTGTAATTCTGTTTGTGCATCAATAGTAAGACTCAAAATGGACCGTTCGGTAGATAGAATGGATGACGAATTAAAGGTGGGAACCATTTTAGTCGTGACTGTGATCAAGAGACGATTCATCCAGACAAGAAGTTGCGATCTGTCTGACAACAGATATTGAACATCCCAATTCCAGTTATCTAAGGTTCCAGAAATACGATAGGACGCTTGGATCCAGTTATATCCTTGTGCAACAGAGGCTAAAAATAAATAATAGAATCTGGATGATTTGGTGGGACCAAGGTTATTCGTTGCAGCATAGCTTAAGATTGCGTCTAAGCAGGTGATAAACGAATCTTGAATGGCAATAATGCAGTTAGGAGGATCCTCTAACACTGGAATTGCCATAGTTTCAACACCTCCTACCTGTTGTTGTAGATAGATCTCACTATATTGAATGGTCTGTTGATATCGACGTGGTTGGGATACAGCTTGTGAAAACGCAAAAATAGTGCGATTTCGCAAGTTCATCATACGACTACTATCATCCATTCTATTCATAGGGAACCTTTACAATTTTATCAAGCATGGGTTGATATATGGGAACATAATTCAAATGAGATCGAACATGACGTAAATTCTTTTCATATAACGTGGAATGTTCTTCGGGAGCTTCGTGAGATTGTTCACACCATCCTGGAATCATACAGAAAGCACTCTTCTCATTGGCAAAAAACCACAACAGAGAGAAGATTCCCAAGGTGAGCCAGAAGGCAACCGCAAGATTTCGGGTACCAATGAAAATAACTACAAAAAGAATGACTGGTCGTACAAATCCATGTTGCAAAAAGGCTTCTTGTTGTTTCGTTAGTTCCATGGGAAGAAATCGTGCTCCCAAGTTCAACAAGATCATAAACATACCAATCAAATAAGGATTGGAATTAAGACTGAAAAGAGTCATAGAAAGAGGATCAATCATACCGCCCGTTTGAGGTATAGGAGCTGTTGGAACACCAGGAGCTGGAGCTGGAACAGGTGAACTTGGTTTTAATTCTTTTTTAGCGCGAGGAGCCATTTCCTTGCTTTACGCATATTTTTTTGTTAAGAGTTGGATATCCGCTAACCAAAAGAACACAATCAACACTCCTAACATGGCAAGAAGTGGACTATAAAATGCTAATGCAACAACCGCTGTAATGGCTGCTAACCGCGCTGCCGGAAGGTATGCGGCATTACGCAATGTCTCGTGATATCCTACTTCCATGGGAAGGCTAATCGTTAACAAGATGATGACAAATGCAAATCCGATGGTTAATTCGACAAAGCTTACCATATCCTACTTAGGGAGTAGAACTCGAAGATTCCGTTTGGATAGGATAGGTCGCCACATTTTTATCTTGAATTCCCATGGGAGTTTCTTTCAGAACGCGTTCCACAAACCATTTCTGTTTATCATCATTGACCCAATCAATGGTACCGGAAGGGACAAAGGGAAAGAATCCTTCACTGGAGGCAGGTACCTTATTGACACTATGATTTGCTGCCCACACACTCAGAAGAAGCAAAATTAGTGAGATTGATAAGGGAACTGAATTATATTCATACAAGGAAATAGCAATTAATACGGTTAAAATAAATCCAACTGGATGAAGAAGAGTGGTTGGAATTACAGAGGGAAGTTTATCTGCTTGTGTGGCTCCAATGATACAAAGAATCGTTACAAGGGTTGCAAACGATAAAGGCGGCATCCAAATTGGTGTTGCATTCATACTCCTTTCTGTTTAGGGAGGTGGTAATTGAAGAACTGGTCCATCTGTTATCTTCGTCGGATCAAATCCATCCTTGAAGGGTGTATTGGGTGGAAAAAACTTATCTCGAAAATCATTCACAATCACCAATCCTTTTGAAAAATCAGATTTAATATATTTTAGAATTGTTTGATAGGCTAATAAAATATCTTTATTATCTGGTTTATTACTGCTTGCTGCAAGGAGCGCATCAATGTTCGGAGCAAATCCTTCCATATTAGTTACGCTAACCGCTTCCCACCGATCCATCCAACTATAGACTGTCCAAACACTCAGAATTGTAAAGATGGAAATTCCAATGAGTGTCTCTGTATGCATCTTTCTATGGGAAAAGAAACCTCTTGAAGGAGTAAGGATGTGTTCATTAGAAGAAGCCTTTCCCATAACGGATGGGGGTGAACCCAAAAAAAAGAAGGGGAAGAAGCGTCCCTTGCTTCCTCCCCCCGAACAAGATCCAGATGTTCCTGTTCCAACAGAACGATTTGAATCTGATACCTGGAGTCCTCCTAGTCAATCCGATGCCTCGTGGACCGATTTTGCTGCAGCTCCCGATCCCGACTATTTTCATCCCGATTCCTACATGTTAAAAGCACCGGAATGGGCGGATCACGACTGGATCCGCAAAAATCTACCGGGACGTGATACGGAACTGGTGACTCCACAACCCTGGTTTGATTCCGCTCCCACATTATGGCAAAACATTCCCAAAGATTGGAAAGGAGGAGAAACTCGCGATGCTAGCTCCATGATGCAATTTAATCGGCTGGATGAAATGCAGAGTCGTATTGATAGTCTCTTTGCTCGTTTGGAATCCGTTGATCGTGTGCGATCCGAATCCAATCATACAGAAGTGATTTTGTTTATTCTTGGTGGATTGTTTTTATTGTTAATATTGGATTTACTGGTGAAACAAGGAACTCAAATTTCATTATGGATGGCGACCAATGACTCTTCTCCCTTAGTGAATGCATTCAAAGGCGGACGTCGACGTAGATAACGATTACATGCTCTATCACTTCTTACAATGTAAGATGTAATAGATTAGACAAAGGATACATTTTTAACAGTCAAAGTTGCACCTGGAGCTGTATGTAACGCCATTCCCTGTTGCCCAGGCGTAAAATAGGTTGTTTTGATTTGACTATCCATCGAGGTGGGAGTGGAAAGGGACAGGGATGCACTAAAGGAATCTGTCTTTTTTGTAGCAATCGATGCACGTTTTGGAGCCGGTGTCGATTTAGCACCGGATAGTGTTGGTGGTTTGGTAAGTGCTTCTACTGCTGCCACACGTGCCGAGGTTAGCACCTTTGCCCACGGACTTTCACTGTCTCTGTACAGTGAATCGTGTGCTTTCCAGCTAATAAATAAACAATTGGGGTGCGTATACGTCACTTGATATCCTACATTACGAAGATTCCAGACCAGATATAAGATACAATCCGCAACATCAATCTTCGGTGTCCCAGGAATAAATTCGGGAACGATATATAACAAGGTACGTTCATTTTCAGGAATCTTTGCAATGGCTCTTATTTTATTGTAAATTTGTGATAAGACAGAATTATAGATTTTAATACGGGTGGCATCCCGCCGTGCTTGTTCGCTATATAGCGTCGAGGGGGGTAATAAGGGAGGTGTCAGGGTGTTCATGCTTCTATAGTGTCATATAGCTTTTCATCCAGTTCTTTTCCCGTCTTAACAAACATCTTTATAAAAGATGTTTTAAAGGTATCCATTTTTGATAAAAACTCTTGCAAACAAGGGTGTCGATTTATAACTAATGGGAGCTTCTTTTTAAACATAGATTTTACCTTTTCAAATAATTGTTGTGTAGGATGTTTATAATACATATATATTGCATTATCATCCTCTTTTGTACGAATATCATATAAAAGTGTTTTTGCAAATTCATAATCTTTTCGTATTAAACATGAAATAGACTCTTTTATTAAATAATTATAAAAAGTTGTATTTATAAATGCTTCATCAATTCCATAAGGAATTTTAGAAGAAGGATTTCCCTTTTTTTTAAGTCGTTCATTTAATACATCAATTATTTCTTGCAACGATTTTGTAGGATGACTTAATTGATTTATAAACTTTGTAAATAATTGTTTTGGAAATTGTTTAAATGAAATCATACTATTTGCAACAATCGTATATGATCGTCCATATATTCTTGTATCATAACACGCGTAATTCATATAAGAAAAAGTTGCATGTTGTACTTTCATAGAGGTAAGAAGTGATGGATTTAAATATAAATCAGGTATATCAATATCACTTACCCATACAATATCAAGACCTGGTTCAAATAAAGGAAGAAATCGTGGAAACATTCCAAAAATTCCTATATGCCCTATTTTCTCTCGTAAAGGAGAATAATTAAAGTGATACACTGATACCGTTGGATCATTCTTAGCTGCTTTGAGTGCAAACTCTTTACCACTATCATCAGTATAGATTCGGGTCTCAAATCCTTTTAATACCTTTTTTTGTTGTAAAAATTTTTGTAAGTGATATTGATATTTTTCTACTTTTTTATATGCATCTGCCATTGTAAAAAAACTAACAGATAATACCTTTTTAGACGGTTTATCTGCTTGTTTCAAAATGGTAATTTCCAACAGGTTTCTTGGTGATTTACGGGTTTTCATCTCTCTAATTCAACTCCTTTTTTTATAATATATTTTATAAAGGATGTTTTAAAAGAATCCAATTCATCAAGAGTTTCTTTAACGCATGGCTGTTTCTCAAGAATAAGAGGTAATTTTGTTTTTAATGTATGTTTTATTTTATTTATTAATGAAATATGCGGATTTTTAAAATATAGAAATTCAGATTTACTTTCATCATCTGTTAATAAATTATTATATTTTAATAACAAGTAAGGAAGTGTAAGATAATCTTTCGTAATTAAACATTGAATATTATGATCAATTAAATAATTGTAAATAATAGTATTTAAAAATACTTCATCTATTCCATAAGGAATTTTAGAAGGTGATTTTTTTTTCTTTACCATTAGTTCATTTAACATATTCATTTTTTCTTGCAGTAATTTTGTAGGATGTACTAATTGATTTATAAATCTTGTAAATAATTGTTTTGGAAATGTTATAAAGGATAATATTGTTCCTGCCAAGATTGTATATTTTCTCGAATATATAGGTTTATGACAACCAAATGTACGGAAACGAACCTTTGTGTTTGTTTCCTTCATTTTAGTTATAAACGATGGATCCAAATATGAATCGGGAATATCAATATCTGATACCCATACCATATCAAGACCCGGTTCAAATAGAGGAAGAAATCGCATAAACGTTCCAAAGGTTCCGATATGCCCTATTTTCTCTCGCAAAGGAGAATAATTATAGCGATATACTGATACTGTTGGATCATTCTTAGCTGCTTTGAGTGCAAACTCTTTACCACTATCATCGGTATAGATTCGGGTTTCAAATCCTTTTAATACCTTTTTTTGATGTAAAAATTTTTGTAAGTAACGTTGATATTTTTCTACAATACGATACGCGTCCTCCATTGTAAAAAAACTAACAGATAATACCTTTTTAGACGGTTTATCTGCTTGTTTCAAAATAGTAATTTCTAATTCACTACGCGGTGCTTTCCGCGTCTTCATCCCTACTTGTTTAATTCATTTCCTTTTTTAACAAAGATTCGAAAGAAAGATGTTTCAGGTGTAAAATCATGCATGTGATCTAAAAAATCTTTCACACAAGGATACTTGCTTACAACCAAGGGAAGCTTTTCTTTACAAAAGGTTTTAATCTGTTCAAATATTTCATTCGTTTTATGCTTATAAATATATTGATCAATCAGTTTCGTTTCTTTTTTTGTAATAAAATCTTTTAAATATTTAGGCATATGATTAATATAATCTTTAATGATATAACATGAAATAGAATGACGAACTAAATAATCATAAAATGTTGAATTGGTAAATACTTCATCTACACCAAACGGTATTTTAGAATAAGATAACCTTCGATTTTTATTTGCAATATTTATGGTATTTAATTTTGAAAGTTCAGTTCGCAAAGAGTTTGGTGGATGAACTAATGAATTTAAAAATCGAGTCAATAGTTGTTTTGGAAAGGTATGAAAACTAATCATGGTTCCTGCCAAAATAGTATATTTTCGACCATATACTTTGGTTTCATAGCAGATAAAGGTACGAAATGAAAACTGTGCATTTGCATGTTTCATCTTTGTTAAAACCGATGGATCCAGGTACGAATCAGGTACATCAATATCGCTTACCCAAACAGTCTCTAATCCAGGTTCAAACAAGGGAAGAAACCGCATTAATGTTCCAAAGGTTCCAATATGACCATTTTTATTTAGAAAACCAGTTGTCTCTCCCGTGGGAGAGACAACTGGTTCTTCCCGCAACGGTTTGAAATTAAAATGAATAATTGTAACCCGTGGATCATCTTTGACTGCTTTTAATACAATGTCTTTACCAGAATCATCGGTATAGATGCGAGTCTCAAATCCTTTGAGCTGTTCTTTTTGTTTTAAAAACTTTTTAAAAGAATCTTCGTAGGTTGAAACATCTCGATATGCTCCTGTCATTGTAAAAAAACTAGCGGATAAGACTTTTTTTGAAGGTGTTCCTTGTTTAAGAACAGTAAGTTCCAATTTAGAAGATCGATTCTTTCGCGTCTTCATTCTCCCTATTTTATCTCAGGAAATAAAAAGAATGAAACGATTGGTATTTTCAGGAGGAGGTGCTCGGTGTATTTCCTTCTTTCATGCATTAGCTGCGCTAGATCCAATATTATTAGCAGATGTCTCAGAATGGTGGGGAACCTCTGCCGGTGCGTTAATTGCCGCACTTTTATCGGTCGGTGGTGATCTTTCCATGATGGTGCATCTT